CCAAGGTTGATTTATACTTTAGAACAAAGGATGATACTCTTCCAGTAACAGTTCAACTTCGTCCAATGCAACTTGGATTGCCAACGACTGAAATATATCCATTCAGTGAAGTCGTTATCGATCCAGAAAATGTCAACATTTCTGAAGATGGAAGTGCTGTTACAACCGTAACATTCCCATCTCCGGTATATTTAAGAGGTGGTCAAGAGCATTCGATTGTTCTTTTATCTGAGTCAACTTCTTATCAGGTTTGGATTTCTAGACTCGGTGAACCAGATATTACAACTGCAGGTTTGGCAGAGTCGCAACAAATATTCGTAACTGAACAACCACTTTTAGGATCTTTATTTAAATCACAAAATGCTTCTACTTGGACTCCAAGCCAGTATGAAGATCTTAAATTTACAATGTATCAGGCAGTCTTTACTGATCAAGTTGGTGATATTAGTTTCTATAATCCACAACTTGCAATTGGCAACAATCAAATTGCAAATCTATTGAAAAATCCTCTTGATATGAATTCAAGAAAAATTCGTGTTGGATTGGGAACTACTGTTACTAGTACAAACTTTATTGTAGGAACTACAGTCTCACAAAGAAACTCAAATGCAACTGGTAATTATGTCGGTGCAGCTGGATCAGCAACTGGAAATCTTACGATTACAAATGCTGGTATTGGGTACTCTAATGGGTCATATAGTGCAGTCTCTTTGACAAATGTAACTGGATCTGGTGTTAACGCAACAGCAAATATCACAATTTCTGGAAATGTAGCTGTCGCAGCAACAATTAGTGCTGGTGGTGCTGGTTATCGAGTTGGTGATGTTTTAACTGTATCAGGATTAAATGGAAGCACCCTTGGATCCAATTTAAGACTTTCTGTTGGTCAAATAACTGGCATCAATGAGATTATTCTTGACAAAGTTCAAGGAAACTTTACAACTGGAGCTGGAAGCACCATTGCGTATGTTGCGTCTGGAATTGGAGTTACTGACCTAAATGGTGGTAATGTAAATGCAAGTTATGTTACGGTTGATTCTGAAGAGTTTGATGGTCTTCACATCAAAGTCAATCATAAAAATCATGGTATGTATGCTCTGAACAATAATGTTGTTATTTCTGGAGTATACTCGGATATTACTCCAACAACATTAAACACAGCGTATGCAAAAGAAGATTCTGGAGACATTGTACTTACAAATGCTAGTGGATTTTCTACTTTTGAAAATGTCGGTGTTGCGTCAACAAATCCAGGATATGTATTGATTGGAGATGAAATTATCGCATATAATGGAGTAAGTGGAAATAATCTGACAGGAATCACTAGACAAATAGATCAAACAAAAGCTTTCTCATACACTGTTGGAACACCAGTATTCAAATATGAATTGAATGGCATTTCACTAAGAAGAATTAATAAGACACACACATTACAAGATGTTGGTTTCTCATCAGCGAGAACTTTTGACCTTGACTATTATTATCTAAAAATTGATACAAGTTCTGCGGGTAATGCAGCATCTCTTCCACAAGGACAAGTTAATAGAAGTGTTGCTACATCATTCCCACCACTTTATGTTAATGAAACAAAATCTGCTGGTGGACCTAACATTTATGCAACTCAGAATATTCCTTTTGAGATTATCAGACCAAATATTCAAACTATGAATTTACTTGGAACTGGTATTTCTGCTTCAATTAGAACTGTAACAGGATCAAGTGTTGATGGAAATGAAGAGTCTTACACTGACGCTGGATATGAACCAATTTCATTAACAACAAATAATTATCTCAATTCACCAAGAATTATCGCTGCATCTGTTAATGAAACTTCTGCACTGACCACTCTTCCCGGAAATAAATCATTCACATTAAATTTAAGAATGAATACTTTTGATAGAAATGTATCTCCAGTGGTTGATCTTGATAGAGTATCTGCAATTTTAGTAAGCAACAGAGTAAATAGTCCAATTGAAAATTATGCAACTGATTTTAGAATTTCCACTCTCGAAGATGATCCATCAGCTTTTGTATATGCATCAAATGCAATTGCACTCGAAGTTCCTGCCTCTTCTCTCAGAGTTTTAGTAAGTGCATACGTCAATAGAATTAGTGACTTAAGAGCATTCTATGCAATTATGGGAGATCCTACAGAAAAACCAATTTATTATCCATTCCCAGGATATGACAATCTTGATAGTCTCGGTAACGTAATTGACATCGCAAATAATGATGGTCTTTCAGATATTAAGATTGCTAAAACTGATAATCTTGCTAATCTGAGTCAGAACCTTGATTATAAGGAATATACATTTACTACAAATAACTTAACAGACTTTAGATACTTTAGCATCAAATTGATTGGATCTTCAACTGATATGGCTCATCCACCAAGACTAAAAGACTTGAGAGTTATCGCTCTTGCGTAATTATGAATACAAAATTTTCTAAGGTTGAAGGTTATAGTGGATTAATTCGAGACAATTCTACAAATGCAATCTTAAATACTAATATGAGTGACTATCAAAATTATAAAAATTTAAGACAAGCAAAGGAATCTGAGGGTCAAAAACTTCAAAAACTCGAAGATGATATGAGTAGAATGAAAAATGATCTCGATGAAATTAAAAATCTTTTAAAGGCTTTAACTTATGAATCCAAATAGTATTGAACTTACAAACTTAAATAAATGTTTTGAATATGAAAAAGTTGCTCGTGATATAGATAGTATAAGCGATGTTGATGAATTAAAAAATCTCGCTAAATCGTTTGCTAAGTTATATCTAAAGCAAGAAGAAGTTTTATCTGAACTCAAATGGCACAACCCAGCACAAGACAAGAACTGATTGATTATTGCAAAAGAAAACTGGGTTATCCAGTTTTAGAAATCAACGTTGCAGATGAGCAAATCGAAGATCTTGTTGATGATGCAATTCAGTACTTCCAAGAGCGTCATTTTGATGGGGTATATCAAACGTACATGAAGTACAGAATCACTCAAGATGATATTGACCGAGGTAGAGCTAGAACTGGTGGTGTAGGAGTAACTACTACAACAGTATCTCAAAACTTAGGAAACAGCACTTCATTCCAATTTGAAGAAAATGGAAATTATCTTCCAGTTCATCCTTCTGTAATTGGTGTTAATAAAATTTTTAAATTTGATGGGACAAACACAATAACCCATAACATGTTCAGTATTAAATATCAACTCTTTTTGAATGATATTTACTATTGGGGTTCTGTAGAACTTTTAACATATGCAATGGTAAAGACATATCTTGAAGATCTTGATTTTTTACTCAATACAGATAAACAAATTAGATTTAATAAAAGGCAAGACAGGCTTTATCTAGATATTGATTGGAGTAGTGTAAGTGTAGGTCAATATTTAATAATTGATTGTTATCGTCTTTTAGATCCAAGTGAATATGCTAGGGTTTGGAACGACTCTTTCTTAAAACCATATTTGACAGCCCTCATTAAGCGTCAATGGGGACAAAATATGATGAAATTTACTGGAGTGAAACTTCCTGGTGGTGTTGAATTGAATGGAAGGCAAATGTACGATGACGCACAAAAAGAAATAGATGCAATTATGGAGAAGATGTCTAATACTTATGAGTTACCTCCGTTAGACATGATCGGATAATATGCTTAATCCATTTTTTCTTCAAGGATCTAAAACCGAACAATCGTTAATTCAAGACTTGATTAACGAACAACTCCGCATGTATGGAGTTGAAGTTTATTATATTCCCAGACAATATATCACTAAAAAAAGCATTATAAGAGAAGTCATTGATTCAGAATTTAAAAATGCATATCCAATTGAAGCGTATGTCAATACTTACGATGGATATGAAGGGCAGGGAACTTTATTATCAAAATTTGGTATTCAACCACTGACAGATTTGACACTTACAATATCAAGAGAAAGATTTGAAACTTACATACAACTTTTAGCTGTTGGCGTAAACAATATAGAACTCATAAGTAGACCAAAAGAAGGAGATTTAATTTATTTCCCTCTTGGAAGCAGAATATTTGAAATTAAATTTGTAGAACATGAACAACCTTTTTATCAATTACAAAAAACATATACTTATGAATTAAAATGTGAACTTTTCAGATATGAGGATGAAGAACTCAATACTGGAATTGATGATATTGATGCAACTTTACCTTCTGGTACAGGATATACTCAGACATTATCATTAGTTGGTGTGGGAACAACTGCAACGGCAGTCACTGGAATATTAAATGGTGCTGTTCGTTTAATCACTGTTACTAACAGAGGATATGGATATACATCTTTACCACAAGTTGCAATTTCATCTGCGCCGACTGGAGGATTAACTGCTGTAGGTATTGCAACCTTTATTGATAATATTGTTGATTGTAATGGGACACAATCCAATAAAATTCAGGGAGTTGAACTTGTAAATCCAGGTTATGGGTACACAGTTGCACCAGGAGTTGTATTTGTTGGAGGTGGTGGCGCTGGAGCTGCGGCAACAGCAACCATTGGAGATGGTGTTGTTGGAGTTATTACTGTTACAAATGGTGGTGGAGGTTATGCAACTCCGCCGATAATTACTATTCCTGCGGCTCCTGCGGGTGGAATTAATGCTACAGCTAGGGCATATATTAGCACTGCAGGAATTGTTACGTCAATTAGAATTACAAATGCGGGCGCTGGATATACAACTACACCTACGATTACAATTTCTACTCCAACATCATCTGGAGTTGGAACTTTTATTTCAAATGAAACAGTCACTGGAAGTATCAGTGGTGCAACTGGACTTGTTAGATCTTGGAATACTGTAACATATGAACTTGATCTTTATAGGATTAGTGGAAACTTTATAAACGGAGATGTTATAACTGGAGCTGCATCTTCAGCATCTTATAAATTAAGAACATATTCAACTGATGATACTAAAGATAAATATGCAGATAATGACAATATTGAATCTGAAGCGGATGAAATATTAGATTTTTCAGAAAAAAATCCCTTTGGTACACCATAGATAGATTATCTTTTTGTTAAATAGATTATATAAGGAATTGCTAACATGTTTGAATATTTTTATCACGAAATATTGAGGAGTACCATTGTAGCATTCGGAACTCTTTTTAACGATATTTCAATTAAGCATACAGATGATTCTAATAATACCACAAGTATTATTAAAGTTCCATTGGCGTATGGTCCAACTCAAAAGTTTTTGGCAAGACTTGAACAAGTTCCTAATCTGAACAAACCTGTTCAAATCTCATTGCCACGAATGTCATTTGAATTCACTGGACTAACTTATGATCCATCCAGAAAAGTTACATCGACACAATCATTTACCGCTGGTTTAGTATCTGATACAACTAAGCCTAGAAAAACTTATATGCCAGTTCCATATAATATGAGTTTTGAATTGGCAATTTATACGA